CTAATTTCACTTACAAATTGACCGATTGCACTTGTTCCAGCACCGCCTCCTACCAGAGTGACTGCACCTGAAGTTGCAATTGTACCGGCTAAATCGCCTGCTGATCCTGATGCTGTTGAAGTTTGGTTACTGAAATTACCCACTGCCCCTACACTGGGAGCACTTGTAGCAACTGCATCTCCTTGGGTAAAGGATTGTGTGAATGAGAAGCTATTCCCTGCAGTTTTCTGTGTAACTTCTAACGCAGGTATCGCACCGACTCCTGATGATATAGTCAGTGATCCCAGTCCATCAGAAACTGCACTACCACCTGTTGGTGTGTATGTTGTATCCACCCCTGATCCCGAAACCGCATAAGTGGTTCCTATCCGCTCAACTTGAGTTGCTGCAGCGTTTGTGGTTAATTG